TATGAAACAGATGGTTTTATTTTTGTTAGACAAACTCAACCTTTACCTTTTACAATTTTATCGTTATACCCAAGATTAACTACTAATGATGGATAATATGTTATATATAGTACCTTACACAGCAGAACATGGAAGATTTATATTATCGTGTCAAATGAATCACAAACTTATGGATAAGGATGCACAGTTTGATGGAGATGCTATAAACCTGGTACAAGAACATTTAGCTTTTACAGGACTTGTAAATAACAAACCTATCTTTGCTGCTGGTATGAAAATGATTTGGGGTCAAGTCGCAGAAGGTTGGGTAATTGCAACACAAGATGTTTGGCAACATCCCATTGGTGTTGCTAAAGCGATTAAAAAAGATTTTGCTAGAGTTGCAAGAAAGTATAATATTAAAAGAGTTCAAACTGCTGTAAGATCAGACTTTGATAAAGGTATAAGATTTGCAGAATGGTTAGGATTAAAAAACGAGGGATTAATGAAACATTATGGGTTTGATGGTTCAGACCAATATAGATATGCGAGGATATTTTAATGAGTTGGCAAATGGCAGTAGTCAGTGCAATCGGTGCAGCAGGAATACAACAACAAGGTGCGATTGGTAAATACAATCAAGCAGTTGCAGAACGATCAGCTAAAGTTTTAGAAAATCAAGCAGAAGCAATAGAGAAAAAAAAAGAATTTGACATAGCACAATTTGATAAAAATTTTAGAAAAATAGAAGGCACTACAAAAGTTTCTCTTGCAAAATCTGGTGTAGTTTCAGGATCAGGCACAGCATACAGAATACAAATGGCAAATGCTATGGAAGCTGAATTACAAAAACAACTCATTGCATATAATGCTAAAGTTCAAGCTGATAAAAAATTAGAAGAAGCAAAATTTGCAATTATTAAAGGAAACATTGCAAAGCAAAATGCTAGAATCGCACAAATTAATACCTTAACTTCTATTGGTACAAGTTTATTAACAATGAATAAAGGAACAGCATAATGGTAAAAATACCTACATTTACAGCTGAAGGAACTGTTACAACAGATATTGGAGTTACTCAAACTGGTGTTCAAATACCTTTAGCATCAAATGTAAGTACAGCTTTAGCACCTATTACAAAAGCTGTAACTAAACATGCTGTACAAGAAAAAAATTTTGAAAATAAAACAGAAGCATTAAAATTAGAAAATGAATCATTATTAGAATTAGTAGAAGTTTTTGAAGAAGCTGGTAAATTAGATAACAAAGAAAAAGCATTTGAAATTATACAAAACAAATCTGAAATCATAAAAAATAAATATGAAAGTCAAGCATCTAATAAACATGTTCAAACATTATTTAATAATAATTTTTATGCTGAAGTACAAAAAGGAATATTTAAAACTAATACAAGGGTATCAAAAAATATGTTAGATACTTTAGATAATCAAGTTTCTACTAAAAAAAATAGATTACTTACAGATGCATATTTAAGTGATAATCCACTTGCATTTGAATTAATAGCATTAGAGTTAGAAAAACTTTATGAAGATAATTTAAAAGGTAGAGTAGATGATGATGTATATAATCAATTAATTAAAAATATACCTAGTGAATTAGAAATTTTTGAAGTTAATCAATTAATTACTAAAGATCCATTACTAGCAATTAAAAAATTAAGAAATAAAGATGAATTTAAAAATTTAAACTTAAATGATAGAATAGATTTAGAAAGTGAAGCACTATTATCTTACAAACCAATACTTGAAGAAAATATTAAAAATTATTTAGTTGCATTAGAAAATAATGAAACAATACCTTTAGATCAAAATGCAGTTAAAGAAATTTTTGGTAATGAGGCTTTTAAAAATTTTAAAGAAACAGAAAAAAATATAATTAATTATAGCACTTATAAAGTAAATTTATTTAATTCTAAAATAGGTGATGAAAGACCAATCATTGAGTCTTTTCCTGTAACCAATGAAAATTATGCAGAAGATTTAAAATATAAACAAAAACTTATAAATTCTTTAAGTGTTAAAGATGAATTGATTAAAGAAGATGCTGCAAGTTTAATAATTACTTTTAATAAAGAAGTTAAAGAAGCATATAACGATTTTAATAATGAAACAGATGAAACTATAAAAGATCAAAAATTTTCAAAATATATTAATATGGTTTATCAAGCTCAAGTTGATATGAATATTGATTCAGATTTAATTAAAATTTTACCAAACTCACAAGCAGCAAATATAGTTGCAGATTATAACAAAAGAAGTGCTACAGAAAAAATAGGATATTTACAAGGTTTAGAAGAACAATATGGTGATTATTATGGAAAAGTTTTATTACAATTATCTGAAAATGGTTTACCTGTTACTGCTAAATTAGTTTCTTATTTTAATGATGAAAGATTTGCTTTGTCGTCTTTATCTATAGATACTAAAGAAGAAAAAGATAGATTAAAAACTTTCTTAAAAGGTACAGATACTACATTTAGTGAAGTACAAAAATCTGTTGCAGATGAAATAGAAGAATTTAGAAAAACAGTTTTAATAGGTAATCCTTACAATACATCAAAAGCAAATCAAGAATTAGATCAAATTGGCGAAGTTTTAACATATATGGCTATAAATGAAATGAGTAGAGGAGCAAATTTAAAAGATGCTGTAGGTTTTGCTACTGATTTTATTAATAATAATTTTGTTTTAGAAGATACATATTTTATTCCAAGAATATATGACAATGGACCTTTAGGTTCTGGTCAAATAGAGTTTGTAGCTAAAAAAGCAAATGTAATTAAAGATCATTATTTAGAATCATTTAATATGGAAACATTTAGATCAACTAATCCAGATATACCAGAAGAAGAACTTAACTCATCTATGATTGAACAAGCTAAAAAAAATGGTGTGTGGTTAAATACAGCAGATGGTAATGGATTAGTTTTTGCAATTAAATTTTTTGATGGAACTTTTGGTTTAGTGCAAAATGAAAAAGGCGAATTATTAAGATTTGATTTTGATGATGATTCTTATAAGTTACCTGGCACAGATATTATTATGGATAAATTAACCAAAAAAGATGATGACACACCACCTGCATAATTATGGCTAATATTTCATTCGGATTACAAACTGATAGAAACGCACCTGAACGAGGTTATGATATATTTAAAACAAGTTTAGGTGAAACATTATCCACTACTGCTGCTGATGCTTGGAAATATAATCCTGTATCATCTATATGGAGACTTTCAGAATTAGAATACAATAGAAATAAAGATGATGATGAACCTTTAATAAATAGAAGAATACTTAATGAAAAATATAAAGATATTGGTTTATTTTTTGAAGAAGATGAAAAACAATCTACTGTAGATATTTTAGTTGAAAGAAAAGAAGAAGAAAATGAAAGAAGAAGTATAATTAATAGAGGACCACAAGGTTTAGCGGTGGGTGCAGCTAAATTTGCTACTTCTTTTGTAGCAAGTGCAGCAGATCCAATAAATCTTGCAGCAGCTTTTATTCCTTTTGTTGGTCAATCTAATTTTGCAAGATTAGTTGCAAGGTATGGATTTACTAGAGCAAGACTTACAAAAGGTGCTATTGAAGGAACGTTAGGTACAGCACTATTTGAACCAATAGTTTATACAGCTGCACAAAGAGAACAATCAGATTATGATTTATTAGATAGTTTTATAGCAGTAAGTTTTGGAACTATACTAGGTGGTGGACTTCATGTAGGTGCAGGTAAATTAAAAGATTTTATTAAAAGAAGAAAGTTTGAAAAAAAAGTAAATGCAGCTAGAGAAAAAGCAGGTATTACTGATGGTGAAACACCAGAATGGAATCCTTATAAAGAATATTATGGAGAAAACGCAAGGATTATGAAAGAACTTGCAGAAACATCACCAGAAACAAGAGTTGCATTATTACAAAGAGCATTAACAGATTTAATAGAAGATAATCCTGTTAATGTTAAACCTATGGCAGACCTTGATCCTAAATTAAGAAATGCACAAATAAATCAAAATGTTCCTAAAAAAGAAAGAGTTAATGTAGATCAAAAAGACGATAACATAAAAGGTATAGATAAAAGAGTTACTGATGAAAATTCTGGTAATACTATTCTTAAAAATCCTGATCAAAGAGAACTTAATAATTTTGAAACATCTGGTAGAACTAGAAGTTTAGAATCTAGGAGTTTAGATCAAGAAAATATAGATTTAGAAAGTCAATTAAATATATTAAAAGAAAGACAAAAAGGATTAGATATTGAAGATAGTGTTGAAATACAAAGATCTAAAAAAGCAGTAGATGAATTTAATCAAAAAAATAAAGAAATAAAAGATGCAATTAAAGATGGTATTAATTGTGTAACTAAAAGGTAGTTATGGCAGAAGATAAATGTTTGGTACAAATACGAGAGACTCTTAAAAGATCATCTATTGAAACAACTAAAGCTGAAGATATTTTAAATGAAATAAAAAAAGCACAAAGAGAAATTGATGTTAATAATTTAGATGATGCGATTATAAGTGATTTAACTACAAAAGTATTAAAAGAACAAGAAATACAAACTAAAATAAATGCAAGAAATAATTTAGAAAATGAAATTAAAATTAGAAATACAGTAGAGTATGTCATAAAAGAATTTGGTAATGATCCTGTAGAGGGATTAACTGCTGTATTAGTTGGTTCTAATTTACAAAAACAAGGATCACGATCATCAGTTGCTCTTGCTCAACTATCTAAATATAGACAAATTGCTACAGCTTTTTCAGAAAAATTAAGACAAAAAAATCTAACAACATTATTTGCTAGAGCTAATGCTGACATTGATAGAAAAGTTGCTAGAACCATTTGGGAAATAGGTGAAGGAAAAACGATTACAGAAAAAAATAAAGATATTGTAGAACTTGCAAAAGTTATTCATGAGTTTTCTGAAACATTAAGATTAGAATATAATAAATATGGTGCAAACATTGGCAAACTTTCAGGTTGGATTGTAAGACAATCTCACGATCCTTTTCAATTAAGAAATGCAATGGATGTTTTAAATTTAAAAAATAATAAAAATATAAAAGAAATTAATGGTTCTGCTGAAAGAAATTTAGAAGCATGGAAAGCATACATTAGACCTAAACTTGCTGAACGAACATTTGAAAATGTAGCAGAGAGAGATAGAGATCAATTTTTAACTTATGTTTACAATTCTTTAATAAGAAACGAACATCAAATTGTAGAAGGTGTTGGTGGAAGTTATGGTAGTAAAAATTTAACATCTAAATTAAATGCAAAAAGAATATTACATTTTAAAACTGCTGATGATTGGTTTGATTACAATTCACATTTTGGTGGTGGTAATTTAAGAGAATCTTTATTTGCAGGATTTAATTATGCTGGAAGAAATATTGGTATAATGAGTACATTAGGTACAAATCCTAAAAATGATTTTGTTAAAATAGGAAGATTAATTGAAGATTATTATATTAAAAGAAAAGAACAAGGTAAGGTTAATAAAATTAGTGGATATTTAAAAGATCAAGGTAGATGGGAAAGACATTTTGCAGAAATAGATGGATCGGTAAATTCTATTAATAATTTTTCTGCTGCAAGATGGAGTGGTATTGTAAGATCAATTATATCTATGGCAAAATTAGGTGGTGCTGTTGTTTCAGCAATGGCAGATATTCATCTTTATGGTAGAGAATTAAAATATCAAGGTAGATCATATTTTGGTGGTGTTTTTGAAGCTATGACAAGATTAGCCAAAGTAAAAAATTCAGCTAAAAAACAAGAGATAGCAGAACAGTTAGGTTTTATGGCAGATAATATTATTTATGATTTAGCTGCAAGATATTCTGTTGGTGATACATTAAATAAATCTTTTACAAAATTACAAAGAACATTTTTTAAATTAAATTTATTACAATGGTGGACTAACTCTCTTAAAGAAGGTGCAATGTTAGGTATGGGTAATTATGTTGCTAAAAGAAGAAATACATCTTTTAAAAATTTAGATTCTAAATTTAAAAGATTAATTGAACATTTTGGTATTAATGAAAAAATATGGAATACAATTAGAAAAATGGATGTTGAAAGAGCTGATGATGGTAAAGAATTTTTTTCTGTAAGGCAAATTGATAATTTATCTGATGATGCAATTAAGAATATAGCTGAATTAAAAACAATGTCTAAAAGACAAATTGATATTTTTAGAGATAATTTAAAAACAAAAGTTATGGGTATGTTTTTAGATAGATCAACTTATGCAGTAATAGAACCAGATGCTAGAACAAGATCATTTATGAAAGGTGGTTTACACGCAGGTACAACACATGGAGAAGCAATGAGATTTATATTTCAATTTAAAGCATTTCCTCTTGCGATACTACAAAAAGCTCTTGGTAGAGAACTTTCTTCACTTAAAGCTGGTAGAAAATTAGAAGGATTTTTTGGAATAGTATCATTAATATTAGGTTCTGGAATATTTGGTTATATATCTATGACCGCAAAAGATTTATTAAAAGGTAAAACTCCTAAAGATCCAACAAAAAAAGCTACATTTTTAGCTGCTATGCTTCAAGGAGGTGGTTTGGGTATTTATGGTGATTTTTTATTTAGTAAAAGTTTTAGTGGTTTAGATATATTAGCGACAGCTTCAGGACCAGCTTTAACTGAATTTGCTAAAGCTGTTAATGCAATTAGATATGCTGTTCAAGGTGAGCCATCAAAAGCAGGAAAACAAGCATATAAGTCTATAGTTAATAATATACCATTTTTAAATTTATTTTACTTAAAAACTGCGTTTGATTATGCTATAGGTTATCAAATGATGGAAACTCTTTCTCCAGGTATTTTAAGAAAAATGGAAAAGAAAATGAAGAAAGATACAGGTCAAGAATTTTTGTTGACTAAACCATCAACTTTATTTAAAGGATTTAGGTAATATGACAGTATCTTCAACTACAGTAAAAAATTCCTACTCTGGTAATTCAAGCACAACAGTATTTGCTTATAGCTTCAAGATTTTTGCAGACACAGATTTACAAGTAATCATCAGATCCTCTACAGGAACTGAAACAACCAAAACTCTAACCACGCACTACACAG